ATCCAAAGCAGAAATAAAAGGAGATAATTTTTGGATGTCAGATGAAAAAGATAATCGCATATTTGGTTTTACTCCATTTTTATCAAAATTATAAATTATAGAATTCCAAAAACTAAGAAAAGATAAACCATTATTAATCATTTTAACATCGCTAAATCCAAAATTTCCCGACAAAATAGAATTTATAGAATCTATAATACCCTCAATATCATTTATAAATTTATCAATTCCCGCATTAATATTTAATTTTACTGATTCTTCAACAAGAGTAATAGGTTTTATATCTTCTGTCTTAAACATTTTTATTATATATAATATAATTAGAAAATTATATACAAGAAAATTTTAATACAAATTATTTTGTTTTATATGGTTTATTGCTTGTTTCATATTCATATCATTTTTTTTCATTACTTGACCTACTAATTGTGTCCAATTATTTCCACCACCTTTTTTTTTTCCAAAACCAGACATAGATGATCCTTGATGTCTGACTTGATCTTTTATTCCACCAGACATTCCACCTTTACCAACCATTTCTTCTAAATACATTCCTTTTTTTTTTTTACCACCAGACATTCCACCTTCTCCATAATAATCACCATCAGAAATACCTCGTCCTCCTGACATTCCACCTAATCCTACCATTGCATCAGCAATATTTCCAACAGTTCCCAAAATACCTTTTCCTTTTGCTTTGCGTCCTCTTTTACCATTAGCAACAATATCATCTTTTTTTGCTTTGCGTCCTCTTTTTTTTTTACCCAAACCTATAATATCAGGAATTGCTTTAATTACTTCATCATTTATAATATCGGTAGCATTAGCACCAGTATGCAATAAATCAGTCATAAAATTACCACCAGAAACACCTCTACCACCAGAAACTCCTCTACCACCAGAAACACCTCTACCACCAGAAACACCTCTACCACCAGAAACTCCTCTACCGCCATATACTGCTTGTTCTATTTGTTTTACTGGTTTTCTAGTACTATTTACTATTTCTTTTACTGGTCCTATGGATTTTTTATATATATTATATCCATGCATGGCGTCACTTATAATATTTCCGCCAGAAACACCTCTTCCACCAGAAACACCAGTTTTTAAATTAGGTCCTCCTAAAATAGCACCTCCTTTTTTTTTCTTACCTAAACCTAAACTTTTTCCTAATGATATAGCAGGTCCTATATTAAAAGGAGTCAATGGGATATTTGTAGCAACTTTAAATAAATCATCTGTCCATCCATCTCCTTTCATTTTGCGTCCTTTTACTGGTCTTGCACCAAGCATTTGATCATATCCAGTGTCCATAAAAGTCCCTCCTGAAAATCCTGAACCACCTTGTAATTCTTCTTGTTCTGTATCATAATAATCATTTTGAGGTTGAGCATTTGGGGCTTTATTAATGAATGACATTAAATGTGATCTTCCCACATTTAGGGCATTCATATGATTAATAAAATTTTGATTATTCGTATGGGTATCTTGTGCGATTTCCAAATTATACGGATTTGCGTACGGCATATTATATATATATTATCAATATATTTTTTTTATTAAAAATATATTCTTATTTATATTAAATTAAAAATTAATAAAATCTATTATCGGTCATGGATTTTTTTCCACTGCCACTCATTTTTCCACTGCACTCATCTCCCGCTTTATCTGCAACTTTTTTTACAACTGAAGGCAAACCTTTTACATATCCTGCCATGGAACTCAAATTGTCTAAGAATCCACCACCGACCATACGATCGACATCGGATTTAGAATAATGGGCTTGTGAAGATGCATCAAGTACATCTTGTTTTGTAAGGATACCAGTATAGACACTTGATGTACCTCTTTCACAAACAAAAAGTCCACTGTTGAGGGTGATCAACACTACTTCCAACCCCTTTTCTGCGAAGTTATATGGTGTGTTATTGACACAATTCATGTTGATTTGGAGGTTAAAGTTGCCTAAACTGCCAGGTGCGTAGAAGTCTTCGGTTAATTGAATATCTTTGGCGAAATCCAAAACTAACATACTTCCAGATGTTCCTACCGTATTCTGGGAAAGTAAAGGAGAAGATTGAACAATATTTGCTTTTCCATTAAATTCGTTCCAAGATTGATTACTTCCAGATTCAATAGACATTTTGTATAATTGTTGTTTATTGGCACTTGAAAGAATACCAGATAGATTGTTAAATTGTATATTCAAATCTTTTATTGTCATCCAATAATCAGGATCTTGGGGAGTTTGTATAGATAATTTCTTTCTAACAGCAATAATCAATTTATCAGGAATTTGATTTAATTGAAGATTGTTACTTTGGGGACTAAAATGAGCACCAGCGGGAACAGCCTCACCGTAAGTCGTGATATATCTAGGTACCTCATAATATCCTACAACATTTCTTGAAGGCATCAACATTGAAGGATGGGGTGTGTAAAACATAAATCTAAGTTCAGATTTGTGGAAGTTTTTAATTTGACAAGATACTGATGAGGCTGTTGAATTGGTCCTCCATAAACGATTTCCATTATTCATATTAAATACGAAATTCATGTTTTGGATACCATAGAAACCTTGGTTGTTGCTGTATGGGTGTCCAAAGATGAAGGGAGAGAGCAATAATGGTTCTGTAACACGAGCCTTGCATCTTACAACAACAGTTTGAGCCCCTGCAACACTAGAGGCGATGTTGAAATTACCATCAGCAATTGTGTCGGTTGTATCAGTTGTGCAATAATCTAAAACCCAAGATCCTCTAGGACTCCAATCATTATCAACACTATTTTGGAATGCACCAAGGGCGTTGTTGTTTGAATTTGCGTCGCTATCATATTTAGCATATGAATCCAAAGCGGTTGGGGTCATACCTGCATAACGATGTAAATTCTTTCTTTTGACCATATGCAACAGAAAAGGTAATACATCTTGAGTATTCATTGAAACACTATTATTATTAATAGTAGAAGTCATAACTGATGCACAAGAATGCAATGGGAAGGGTGCCAATGCATCAGATGAACCTGGGTCGATCACTTTTAAACCAGCAGCGGTGGATGCTGGAAAGTTATATGTTACATCAAATTCAATTGTAGATGACCAAAGAACCTCTCTATCGATGATTGTTTGCTCACTGGGCACCTGTATGTTGTAGGTCTGAGATCCTGCACTTTCGGATAAGGCATTATATATTGCGGGGGTTACGTTTTGTCCTCCTTTTTTAACACCATATTTTATACTATCGCTAACATTTAAAATATTATCTCTAACAAGAGTTTTAGTAAAATCCATAGCCATTTTCTATATATTAGAAAAAGAGAAAAAAAATAGATAAATTTATATTTAAAAACACAAAAAAACACAAAAAATAAAAATTTTATCTATATATCATTAAATATTTTATATTATTGTAAAGATAAATTTACATTTCCATAATCTTTACGTCTGAATAATATTTTCAAAGATCCCCAAGCCCCTGCTTCAATTTGAAAGGGATGATTAGTTCCAAATTTATCCTTCCAATAAACATTTATATCTATGCGACTTAATCCAGTATCTCCGTATAAATCAATTAACCTATATTCACCAGCAGGAATATATGAAACCATCGGACTATATTGGTTGTCTTGTGAAACTGGAACTATAAAATCAGTTATAACGGGTTGAATATCATTTCTTTCTCCTGTATTTTGTAAAATTTTAACACCTCCGAATACTGTTGGAGGAGATGTTTGGGTAGGTATAACCGGAAATAATCCAGTGGTAAAAACTAAATCTGTTATAGGATTATGCATTTCTTTACAAGATGAATGAGATTCGGCCTGCACTCTTGTTACTGGATTAGGTTCTTCTTGAAGATCAGGGAAGATTAAAACATATCCATTTGGATGCAATCCATTTTTTTGTTTTTTTAACCATGGTAACGTAGCTAATAAATTAAATAATGATTGATTAACATGTAATTCTAATGGATTTCCAGCCCCATATTTAAGAGGGTCCCAATCAGTATCTGCATTAACTTTTATAATTCCTGTTTGAGGTGTAATACTAAAAAATGGAGCATCAACTACATGAGCAGGACCTCCTGCCCATGCGGTATATTCTGCTTGTATTTGTTTATTTAATAAAAAGAACCAATATTGTAAATTAGTAATATCATAATAATGGTCATCTATATTTTGACTTTTAAATCCTCCTGCTGGTGAAATTGGTATTGGTGCCACTTTATTTTGAGGAATAAAGTTTATATTTTTAGCTGGAGATGTGACACCATTATAAGAGAACCAAAATTGATATATTAATTTATTTGCATCTGTTTGCCCCATTTGTAATTCTGGTATAAATTGTGGAATGCTCAAAGATTGTAATTCAAATCTAGTTACACTCAAAAAATAGTTAGATGCACACGATATGAAATTATCATCTCTTGTTTCTAAAAATCTAAGGTTTCTTGATTCTGCATTGTTATTATCTCCGTTATTATCTCCGTTATTCAATATACTTAAATCTAATGTTACATGGAAGGGCTGACTTGGATCATATTTATTTTTAATTTGACTTGACATTTATATATATATATAATAGATATTATTTTAATCTTTTTATACTCAGGAAAAAATATACAAAATAAATATTTATTTTATACTTGGAATCTGAAAAAGTCTCATAAAATTCCATATTTTATCAAAAAATAACATATTATATCTGAAAAATCATATTTAAGTATTATTTTATTATACTTAAATATTAAAAATCATAATTTTACCCTAAATATCTGAATATTCTTATATAATTTCAGTATTTTACATATAAAATACTGATAAAGTGTTAATAAAAATTTGCAAATTTTTATTAACACTTTATACATAAAATATGGTATTTTATGAGACTTTTTCAGATATAATATGTTATTTTTTGATAAAATATGGATTATTATATAAATCAGGTATTTTTTTGTTTTTTTGCGTAAAATTTTTCAGATATAATATGTTATTTTTTGATAAAATATGGATTATTATATAAATCAGGTATTTTATTTTTTTATATTAAATATATATATATGCAAAAAAAAATATTAAAGTTTTTGAAAGATGAAAATGAAAATTTAAAAAAAGAAATTGAAGATTTAAAAAAAGAAATTAAAAAATTGGAAGATAAAATTTCTGGTGTGGATAAATTGAGTATTGATGAAGATGAAATAAAAGAAATGGATAAAAAAGTGGAGGGTTGGTTTTGGTAAATAAAATATATATATATGTATTATATATATTATGGATGAAAAATTAGAAATTACTAAGATGTATGAAAATGAAAAGAAAAATGTAAAAATCGCAAGTGGTCAAATTTATGACTTTGGATTAATGTTAGTTTATTATTATGGTTATATAAGATACTTTTTAAATAAATTGGTTGGAAATAATAATATAATGTATTGTGAAAAATGTAAAAACTTTTTTTATTCAGATGCTATGGCTTTTTATCACGATTATAATTTATGTCCTTCTTGTGTTACTAAATGTTGTCGTCAAATAAGTTCTATTCAATATGATGATGAAGAAGATAGAAATTTTAAATCTTTTGTTTCTGGTAAATAATATATGTGTTATATTATATGCCTAAAAATATTTGCGATAAGGAAGAATGTCAGCAAGTTTATAAAGACAAAGAGAAATTAAAAGAAATAAAAGAGAAGAATGAAAATTATTGGTGTTTTCATAAATATATGGAATGTAAAGAATTTTTAGCAAATAAGAAAAAAGATAAGAAAATAAAAATCAATAAAAAAATAAGAGAAAAAAAAGATATATATGATTAATTTATTATAATATTATTTTTCTAATATAAATATATATATGGTAAAAAAAATTCCCAGTGATTATTTAATAGGTGGCGGTATTACAGATTATTTACCTGAATCTATTAAACCAAGATTAGATGGTTATAATAATAAAAGTAATAGGACTATCAGTGATTTAGGAAATCTAAAAATTAAAACATTATACATCAGAAGAAAACCAATTTATAATATGATCCAGAAAGTTATTGATTACGCAAGTAATGGTGTTTCAAAAAATCTTCAAGATAAATTATTCCATTTATCTTTAATCGCACAATTAGAAGATGGACAATATGTTATCATGGAAAAAAATGAAGTTGTAAATATTGCTACTATTTCAACTCCAATGGAAAAAGGAGCAGAATTATTAAAAATCAATGTTAAAAAACCTGTCACATTAGCCGAATTTTTAAATAAAGCGAGATTAGGTGTTGGTGATAAAAAATTCTTTGAATATGATGGAACTAATAACAATTGTCAGTATTTTATTGGTTATTTATTAAAATACAATGGATTATTAACGGCTAATAGACATAAATTCTTTTTCCAAGATATAACAGAAATATTAAATAATACCCCTAAATGGAGTCATTCATTAGCCAAAGGAGCAACAAATATTGCAGCGAGTATTAACAAATTAACAGGAGAAGGAAATGATTTAGAAAATATACAAAAAGATGCATATAATGATTTATGTAAATGTAAAGGTTCAGGAAAAAATAAAATAGATAAATGGATTAAAAGTAAAAAAGGAAAAGAATATCTAAATATATTAAATGGGTTATCTATGTAAATATTTTATCTTTATAATTTATATATAAATGTTTAATGTCGACAAAATTGGAATGCCTGTTGCACAAGTAAAAGAAGGACCTTATAATGGACAAAAAATATATTTAGATTCTGACGAAAAAGATAAAAAAGGACAAAATATGATTAAAATAAAAGGTGGAAGATTACAACAATTACCAAATAATAAAATTGAAAGAAATATATGGATGATTGTAGGGCCTTCTGGTTCTGGTAAATCTACATATACAAATGATATTGTAAAAGAGTGGAAAAAATTAAATAATAAAAATAGAGATATATTTATTTTTTCTGCATTAAGGAAAGATAAAAGTTTAGATTCTTTAAAACCTAAAAGAGTAAAAATAGATGATACTTTAACAACTGATCCAATAGAAATAAAAGAATTTCAAAATGGTATGGTGATTTTTGATGATATTGACGTTATTAAAAATACAAAACACAGAGAAGAAGTTTATAAATTATTAAATGAAATTTTAGAAACTGGACGACATTTTAATATATCTTGTATTATGACATCTCATTTACCAACTGGTAAAGATTTAAAAAGAATTTTAAATGAAACCCATTATGTAGTTTATTTTCCATTGCATTCAGTAGGGAGACAAATAAAATATATGTTGACTGAATATGTTGATGTTGATAAAAAACAAATTAAAAAAATTAAGAAACAAAAAAGTAGGTGGGCTTGTATCCATAAAAATTATCCTAAGTATGCATTAACAGATAATAGTATTTTTACTCTTGATGATTCAAGTTCAGATGATGAAGGTGATGAATTTGATTAATAATTTGTTATTATTAATAAATTTTCTAAATTCATAATATATATTTATATAATAATATACTATATTATAAAAAAACCCAATCTATCAAATAATCGTATGCTTTAATATCTTTTTTATTATGGTAACATATCATTTTTACGCCAGTATGCATAGTTTTACACAATATCTTATTTTTTATTTTTTCAAATATAAAATATATTCCATATGCCATTATATAATATATCATTATCTATATATAAATTATAGATAATGTCTTATTATTCTAAAAATAGAGACAAACGTTTAGAATATGGTAAAAATTATTATAATGAAAATAAAAAACCATATTTAAATAAAAATAAAGAAGTTATGAGAGAATACCACCATAATTATTATATGAAATTTACAAGACCAAAACTAATAAAATTTAGAAAAGAAAATAAGGAAAATAAAAAACCTAGATCCGACAAAGGAATAAGTAGAAAAAGAAGAACATTATTTTATTCAGAAAAAATAAAAAGAAATAAAATTTTAGATAATGAAAATGATAAATTCAAAAATTTATACAATGATGAAATTAAAGATAATGATGATATTTTAGAAATTAAAAAATTATTAACTATTTATTTTGATTAATAATCTCTTATTTCTATATCTTCTGGCAAAAATAAATCTCCAGTTTTTTTATTATATTTCACCCCATGTAAAGAAATAATACTCGTTGTCCTTGAATGTGGAGTTTTACACGATTTATTAGAATTAGCAGGTGATAATTCTGATGAATATGGTTCTCTTTCCTCATGTGGTGTCATTTCTTTTAATTCTTGTTCAGATCCATCTTCAGAAATTATACCTAATGCAGAAGCCAATTTCTCCATATTATGAGATACTTTTTCACTCTCTTCTTTTGACTTGCGAAAACCTCTTCTGAGTCTTCTATTAGTTATAAATGTGTTGAGGAAGGCTACCCCAGAAGCTATACCACCTAATGTCAATATTATAATTTCTCCAATACCAGCCATATTTTATATATAAATTAAGTTAAGATAATTTATATATTATTTATTTTTTTACAGATGTTGTACTTGCGGATCTGACATTATTTACACTTAATCTCGGAGTCGTTGTTTGAAGTCTTTGTTGTTGTTGTTCGATGAGTTTTAAGCGTCTTTCTAATGCGTCGCATTGTGTTTTACAATTACATAATTTATTTTCTTGTTTTTGTGGTTCATTACTTAAAACATATTTTTCCAAACAAACTTGAATATTATCCATATCTTTGCTGTATTCATCAAGATCAACAAAATTCTTTTTCATTTCTTCTGATGATTTTTTTACTTCTTCGGAAACGTTTAATTGTTTTTTTAATTCTTCAATTTGATTGTGGATTTTTAAATTAATTGCTTGTAAATCTTCTTGTTTTGCTTTTCCATTCATAACATCTTGAACCATAGAAACTTTTTGATTAAGTTCATTTACTTTTGAAAAATGTTGTTCTGATTCTTGTTTAAATTTTTCATGTTCTTGTTTTAAAGATTCCATTTTATTTGATTCTTTTTGTACATGTGCCAAACGCTCAAATATATTTACGGTTTTACTCATTTATATAATATATAAATATATTATTTTTTTTTATAATATATATAAATATATTATTTTTTTTTATTTCCATGATATTTATTTTATATTCGATTATTATATATTAAAAATGGTTCTGACTAAACAAGATATATTGGATTACGTTCAAAAATACAACACAAAAAGGCAATTAATGCAAAAATACAATTCTTACCCCGACACAAATGTGAAACAATTAGATACAGATTATAAAAATTTTGTAAATGGTATTATTAGAAATCATAATCATTTAATTGATGATGAATTAGAAAATCTTTTAACAATGAGAGGAAAAGGACAAACAGCAAAACAACAAAAAATTAATGATTATCTGAATCATACTTTTGCACAAGCAAATGGATTGAATAGAAATAATCAATATATGAATGGTGGAAGTGCAGGTGCGGGAATGTTAAATGCCAAACAAAATTTAGAAATAAAAAAAATTGTGGATGAAATACAAAAATATAAATTATTATATCAAATTTTACATTCACAAGGAGATATACAAGGTTATGAATATGTACATAATTTAATTAAACAAAATGAAAAAATTTTAAAAAATTTTATGACAAATAGTAAAGATCCTGGACCAGAACCGACATCTTTTGGGGCAGGAAAAAATATGTTGGAAGATGCAGCGAGAAATAAAGCAGATAGATTAAAATATACAAAAGAAATTACAAATTTACGACAAGCACAAATGAAAGAAAGCAAAAATTGGAGGCCTGAAAGTATGGTAATATTACAACATTACCAAGATTTAATAGACCAATTAGAACAACATTTAAAAACTATAGGCGGAAGTAAAAAATGTAAATGTCAAGGAAGTGGTTTAGAAGAATTTATGAATAAAGGTTTAAATAAAGTAGGTTTGCAAGTTCCTCCTATTTTTGGACTTCTTTATGATGTGGCAAAAGATTATTTTATAGATAAATTTAAAAAGAAAAAAGGAGGTGGTCCTAAATTAAGAATTGATACATCTGAAGAAATGAAAAATGATGTACTTCAAAAATTAAAACATGATAAAAAAAATAACAAAGAAGCATTTAAACAACTATCAGCAAAAAATGTAAAATCAATTGTTAATAAAGCCTTTCAAGATGCAAAAAAACAAACTGAATAATTATAATTTTTTGTATAATTTTTAAAATCGAATTTTGATATTTTTTTTATATAACTTCTCGTTCCCGAACCATATAAATTATATATTTTTTCCCAACCATTATTTATTATTTTTGCTTCATCTTCTGAATCATCTCTAATATATGGACTATTTAATAAAATATATTCACCATTATCATTATCATTTAATTTATAACATTCTAAATGATCTATTATATAATCTCGCTTTTTAAAAAATTTCAAATAATTTAAATATCTCCTTAATTTTATACCTTCTTTTTTTTGTTTTAATTGTAAATTATAATCTTCTACAAATTTATTTCTATTTTCAAATATATCCTTAAAAGATTCATATTTATTATGAATATCATCTATCTTAAATTTACTCCAATATGAAGTATATATTTTTGGGTATTTTGTAGATTCTCCAAAAGTTTTATTTGTAGTCATTGATAATATATATTATATATATTATCTTTAAGTAAAAATATTAATAAAAAATAAAAGGATGATATAATATACCTTATTGTGGATATTTTCAGCAGAACCCTTAAGGAAAGCCATATTGACCCTTCCAACATACCTTAGATTAAACAATTATAAGTTTTATCAAAAAATAAGGGTGAAAGGGGATATTTAATCTAAACTCCCAGGGCTCACGTAACTATAATTTATTTTATGTTTTTTTTTTTTTTATATTTTGGTGTTTTTTTAAATTATACCCTTATTTCCCTTATTTACCTTATTATATATATAATAATATAACATATACACTATAATACCATTAAAGAGTAGTTAAAACAGTGTATAAACGATACATTTATGCAATCTATAATATATATATATATAAGGTACTATAAGGGAAATAAGGTAAAATCTATAAATTTAAATATATTTAATTATATTTAAGATTAAATTAAATAAAATCCTAAAAAAAGCATTAAAAAAAAGACTAAAATTATTGAAAAAAACAGGTATTTTTGGGATAAAAACATATATATTTATTCAAAAACATGCATTTTTGAGTAAAAAAGGGGTAAAAATTTAAAGGTTTTTTTTTTATTGTTTAATATATTTTTCATTAATTAAATCTTTAATATCTTCTTTATCAAGATTTTCAAATTTATAAACACTTCTTTGAGTTTTTTTTTGTAAATAATTATAATCACCAAAAACTTTTTTAAATTGATGGGTAAATAATGATTCAGTATAAGTGCTAATTAATTTATTTCTTTTAGCATAATTAACTGATTGAATATATAAATCATTAGTTCTTATTTCTTCATCTAATATAGAATCTAATTCATCAATCATAAATTTAATATATGCTGGTAAATTAGACATTATAAGTTGTTTTTTATAATCTGTGACAACAATATTTGAAGGATTAAATTTACTGATATCTTTTGTTTTAAAGAAATTAAATATTTGTGTTAATATATTATCATCTTTTAAAATAGAATAATAATTTATATAATATTGTTTATCTTTTATTTCTAATGGACATTCATTTAAAGCAAATCTTCTGTCTGAATTGGATATTTTAAATACATTACTGTTATTAGTTGTAAATACATAATTTTTATAATCATTTACTAACATTTTATCTTTACCTTTAAATTCAACTTTTTCTTTTGTTCTTGTTATAATATCTTTTAATTCATTCATAACATCAGTAGCCCTTGCATTAATTTCATCACCGATAACAAATAATTTTCCCATCATTTCCCCATTAAATTTATCTGTTAATGCTGAGGTATCTTTGAATCTTTCTGTAAAACCTTCTAAAATAGCCTCAAATACATCAAATATAGCATTCTTTCCAACTCCTTCAACTAATGAAAAAAATACTAATGCAACATCTGTTTTTTTTTCTGGTTTTTGTATAATATGAGCCATCCAATTTAAAACATATTCGTAAAATTCATTATTATCATTACAAATAAATTTAATATGATTCAAATATATATTAATATCATCTAAATTGAAATCATTATTATCTGAATCATATTTAAAACCTGTAAATAAATTATAAGTATCATTTTTTATTTGTCTATTTGGTTCAAAATTAAATGTACTGTATGTTTGTTTATATTTTGATTTCATATAAACTTTTTCAAATGTTAAATCTCCAAATTTTCCAGATGAAATTATAAGATGTTTAAATGTACTACCAAATGACGAATAACCTTCAATAACTGTACCATTCATTTTATGCACTTTATCAGATAAATAAAAATGACTATGATAATGATTAAAATATTTAAAAGATTTAGTAAGACTAAAAATTTCCTCATCTTTATATTTATCTCCAAATATTTTTATATCTTCAAAAAATAAATCATTCATAATAGATAATTTAAAATCTTCTTTTTGGATTTCTAATTTATTATCATAATTATATTCTTTTATTAAGAAATTCTCAGGTGTAATAATATGATCATCTAAAATATCTAAATAATCTTCGTTCATATCTTTTTTTGTAATATTAACATTAATATCATATTTTGATTTTAATAAATCTGAATAAGTCTTTAATAATTCTTCTTTGTAAGAATCTTTTTCAATCATTAAACCATCAGCACACAAAACACAAATATTATTTTTTATAATTTTATGTGATACGGAATAATTAAATATAGTTTCTAATAATCTATTTTCAATTTCTTGTAAATAATATGATACTGTTGAACCTATTTTATTATAATTTGTTATTTTTTGTTGTTTTTTTCTTTTTTCAATACATTTAGTAATATCAATGTTATTGTCATATATTATTTTTCCAATTATTTGAATTTCATCTTTAAATTTTCCAATTTGTTTAATATGTATAGGATTGTCGATATGTTGGTCATTACACCAACTTTCAAATGATCCAAAATACATTAATTGAATAAATAATTTTTTTGCTTGGTCTCTTGTGACATTAAATAATTTCATAACTTTACCTAAATATTTATTTCTATTTTTAACATAATCTTCTAAATATTTACATTGAATATTATTTGTTTTACAAATATGTAATAAAATAATTGGATGTGCATTTTCAATATCAACATCAATAAATGTATTTTTTGCTAATGTATGTCTTATTTGGCGTCTGATTTGGAATAAACCTAATGCATTATTTGGATTAACTCTACCAAATGGAATATTTTTTACTTTATTGTATTTGATAACAGCCTTTCCATTTTTAATTAATTTTCTGTATTTTATTAATTGTTCTTTTTCATTTTCATGGAAAAACTCAGCAAAAGGAGAATGAAAGGATTCTTGTAATAAATCACTATCAATTAATTTATTCAAGATATTTTCATCAATTGGTTCGTATAATGTTAAATTCTCTAATTTACAATTTTGTTCTTCCATTTTTAAAGATAATTTTTGATTACTCATTATAATATATATATAGAAATTTAATCTTTAAGTAATTATTTTAATTATTTTAATTTATATTAATTAAAATAAGAAAACTATATTATAATTTATCTTGTAAATTTTTTAATTCTTGGTGTATCTTATGTTTTGCTGTTCTTGTATGTCCAGATTTATTAAAATATGTATATTTACCTCCGCAAACATCACATGTTATTTTTTCTTTAATCTTATCGGCATTTTTTTCTTTAAAAATTTCATACATTTCTTTATTTGTTTTATTATTTTTATTTTCTAATTCCATATATAAGTATATTATATATTATTTTTTTTAAGTATATTTTATATTTAAAAATTTATTTATTTTTTTTTATTTCTAAATATTTTTAAGCCCATTCAATAGCATATTTTTCATCAATCATTTCTTTCCAGCATTTTTTATGATATATTCTTGTTTCCCAATCTTTATGATCTTTTCCATTGATTCTCTTATCTCCAATATTTACCAAAGCCTTATTACATCTTTTACATAATTTTTTTATAGTAGTATTCATAATAATATATTATAATATAATATATATTATTATTTTTTCTTTTAAGTATATTTATTAATAAATTAATTATATATTTATGTAATTAATTATATAATCTATATAAATTAATAAAAAAAAAGTCAAATAAGTCATATCTTGCCCCGACTTTTGTAAAGTCCTCTTATGTATATATCTCTATAGAAAAACTTTAAAAGTCGGGGCAAGATATGACTTATTTGACTTTTTTTTGTAGATTCTCCAAAAGTTTTATTTGTAGTGATTGATAATATATATTATTTTTGACTACAAATAATATTTTAATTTTTTTTAATATAATCTTTTTGAGTATCTAAACTATGACTCATTGCTTCACTATCTTTTTTCATATCTTCTAATGTATCACCATATTTATGAGTTAAATAACTATGTCTTAACATACTACTTGAAACTTTCTTTTTAAATATTCTATTTAATACATATGTAATAGAATTTACATTATTTAATTCTTTACTTTCACTATTAACTAAAAATGGTTCATTAAATTTTTTAATTCTTGTTAATCCTCTAAATTTCAAATATACATTAATAATTTTCATTAAACGTTCATCAATATCAATTTCTTGTTGTCCTTCTGTCTTCACTGTCTTGTAATTATTAAATATAAACATTTTATTGTCAAGATCCAAATAATTAATTTTTACATCATCAATTTTTTTATGTCCTTTAATAATATTCATCAATAAATAATCTTTATTTCTTCTTGGTGGAATTAAAACATATAAACTTAAAATAACAAAATCTAATAATTTATTATATTGAAATGTATTTAATTCTTTATTATTTACAAATTTATTTACTTGTTCTTTTAATTCTTCCCATTTATTTTCTACTTCATCCCATTTTATCCAATTTTCTTTTTGTGTATCTGATTTCTCATTTAATTTTTCTTTTGTTTTAAGTTTCCCATTAATATCTAAAAGTAAATCAAAATATTTCATATATGTTTTTTTAAAAGATTTATTTTTATCTTTATATCCATTTAATACAGCACTAATCGAGATTAAATAATTCCTCTTTGTATTTTCTTTGTATTTTTTTAATTTATCTACAATATTATCAACATCTTTTAAGAAATCTAAATTTTTTAATGGTAAATCATCATTTAATAATTCCATATGACGAAGATAATTTTTTACTGATGATTCAGTGATATCAGTATATTTTAAATCTGTTTTTAATTTCTGTTTAAATGGTGTTTCGTAATTCATTCTATATATTATAAATATAAAATAAAAATTAAATAAAAAACTTATAATTTTCCTATTTTTACAATTCTTATTCTCACTAATCCTTGGAGAGAATTACTGCTATTATGATACATTTGTGCTTGAACTGTATCATTAACATTTAAACGACAGATTGCAGTATATGGAAAATATGTGGGATTTACTGTTGATGTAACATTAACTGTTTTTTCTCCTACTGGTGTAGTTCCATTTATTAATGCTCTACATGCATTAAATTCGCTTAATGGATGTCCTACTATACATGTTATAAATGTAATAGAATATTCACCTGAAACTCCACAAGTAAATAATCCATTAGCATTAAAAGTTCCTAAACCATCATTAATTTGTACAAATCCATTAATAAAACTGTACCATGTACTTGGTGGTAAAAATGGTAAAGATCCAGATTCATGTCTCCATTCATGATATTCTTTTGAAGGTGTAGAACTTGGTATTATAGAAGATGGCAATAATCCTGTAATTGCATCAGTTCTTGATAATTCTCCTAATCCATTATTGGAATTAATTTCATTTGCATTAGAATTAATTTGCACAAAATCTGTAAGTCTTGCCCATTGACGACTTAATGTACTATTAATGTCATCTGATGATAATAAAACATCTCCAATAAACCCATTGACAGAATTTACTCCACTATCTAATGGAATAATATGAGGAGGTAAAATACCTGAAATTTGATCGGTACGTGTTAAATCTCCAAGTCCATTTACATTTTGCGTATCATATTCTAAATTATCAATTTTTAAATTTTCATCTTCATTATAAATATTTTGGTTTTTTATATCAACCATTAATTTATTAAAAGTTTCTATGATTTCTTTTCCAGCCATTATATAAATTAATGAGATATTTATTTTATGATATTTGTACAATTTTAAATGAAGATGAGGAATTTAAAAATCCTCCTGATGATTGCCATGTATTTAATTGAAAAGTTTGATTAACTGCTAAATCTCTGACTATTGAATAAGGTATTTTAGTATCATCACTTCCACCAACAGATAATACAATATTTTGATTTTCAAAACCATCACCATTAGGATTGGCAAAATTTGTAAAATTACTTCGATCACCAATAGCATTTGGAGAAAATATAGAATTTAAATATATTATATAAGTTCCTGCTACTTTACATGTGAAAATTCCATTTGCATCAAAAGTTCCCAAACCATCATTTTGAACTACACTTCCACCTGTATAAGTAACCCATGAAGCATTTGCCAATGGTTGAGAAGAATAAGACCATTCATGACGTTCAGAAGGTCCTGTTGAAGGTGGTAAAACGGATGGTGGTAATAATCCAGTTACAACATCTGTTCTTGTCAATTCTCCTAATCCATTATTTTGACTTATTTCATCTGTATTAGTTACAATTTGTGCGGTAATTGCAGGAGTAAGCCATAATCTTGTTAAAGACTCGGGGATATCATCGGCATCAATAATAACCACACCTGAATTACCATTTACGCTATCAACTCCTCCGATAGGAATAACACTAGGAGGTAATAATCCTGTTATTTGATCGGTTCTTGTCAATTGTCCTAATCCATTATTATTCATTGTGTCAAATTCTAAATTTTGAATGCGTGTATCATTATTTCCGTTGTCTGTTTCTAAATTTGTAATATCAATTACTGCTTTGTCTAATTCTGTTTTAATTTCTTTACTTGCCATTTATATATATTAATAATATATAAAATATTTATATTTATAAAAAAATTAAGGAAGTGGAGGAAGTGGAATAATTGGAGTAGGATTATCATTTACCCATTCTATAACTAATCTATATGGTCTACTTTGATATTGGTCTACTTTGATATCTTCAATAACTTCTTTTGACGCCATATATAATATAATATAATAATATAAAAATTTTTTATATTTTATATCTTTGCATAAATATATAATAAAATAAAAAATATCTTATTATTATATATAAATGTCAGTAAAAGAATTATTAAATTCCGATAATCAAATATCCAAGCATTTTTTGGGCCATGGCACATCTTCAAGTGTATTGCAAATAGAACATTCATTTCCAGCAGGTGCAATTCCTGCAAATTCCACAAATACAGGATTTAATTGGGAAACAACATCAGCATTTCAGTTAAATGTTGAAAGTTCAAGTACATATATAGGTTCAATATCAGGTTTTTTTAAATTTGATGGTGCAACAAATACAAGAGGTGGAAAAGTAACTGTTAAAATAGAAAAAAATGGCGATGGCGATCCAAAATCTTACCAGATGAGTACAGGTGTAATAATAGTTAATAATTCTGATAAAAAATGTTATTTTTCAACATCTGGAACATGGTTTAATTCAGGAGGAGAAATTAAAAAAAATGAATTAGTAAATTTATTAGTTTCAGTAGAATTTGATACGACAGATACATTAACATTTAGTTCGGGAACATCTTTTATAAATATGTCATATGTTAATGCTTGTATAATGCCATCTAAAATAATTGGTGTAAATTAAATTTATAATATCTAATATAATATTATAAATGCCATCACAAAAAGATAAAATTTATGGGAATATGATAGAAAAAACAAATGAACACGCAATGGGAGAAGATGATATAAGAGATTTTTTTCCAAAAGCCAAAATTATAAGATATACAAATTTAAAAAAGTATAAAAGTTTAAAAGAATTATTACCAAAAAAAAATGATTATGCATTTATTTTATATCAAAATTCAGAATATGAAGGTCATTGGACATTAATTATTAGACATGGAAATTATATTGAATATTATGATTCATATGGAAATAAAATAGATGAACCTTTAAATTGGATTTCAAAAGAACAAAATAATAAATTAGGAATACATGAACCTTATTTATCTAATTTAATAAAAGGGGCTGGATTACCATTATATTATAATGATAAAAAATTCCAAGATGAAAATAATGAAATAAATACTTGTGGCAGACACGCGATTATGCGTTTGATGTCTATTATGGAAAATAAAACAGACATTGGAGAATATAAAGATATGATGGAATATCTAAAAAAGAAATTAAAAGTTTCATATGATGATATAGTTTCAGGATTTATAAATCATTACACAAAAAAAAATTAAATATTATTCAATATATTTTTTTACTTCTTTATTTATTGTATTTTGTAAATCATCAATATATTTTTCTATTAGTTTTATATTGGCAGGTATTTTTAATTCCTTTAAATTTACTAATATTTTTCTTTGTGTTAATTCATCTTTATAATTTTCTGATACTGTTTTTAATGCTTCCAAATTTGATTTCTTTTGATATAAAGCACCAATACTACTATTTAATATTTTATTTAATTCCAATAATTTTTTATTATTTTTTAATAATCTATTTATTGAAAAATATCTTTTCAATATTTTAAAATATTTTTTATCTTCTTTTAATTCTTTAATGTCATCTTGAAATAATTTTATTTGTTTTTTAATATCTTCTGGATTATCTTCATCGAAATCAATAATATCAAATTGGTATATTATAGATATTTCAATAAATCTATTTTCAAAAAAATATATTAAATCTATTTTTAAATAATTAAGATTTTTTATTTCCTTTGTAAATTTATCATAGTTAAAAATATCTCCTTTATAATATTTATATTTTTGGTCCAAATTATTTTGTATTTTTAATTCAACAAAATATAAATCTGGATTCTCATCAATATATTTTAATATTTTTTTTATGTCTTCATATAATTTTGGTGATCTTATTTCATTTTCAATAGGAGAAAATAAATCATAATCACTAAAATATTTTTGAGATTTTAAAGATGCTGAACCATTTAATATAATTCTATTATTTCCTAATTTAAATTTATTTATTATATTTTTCAATCCTTTATCAAATTCATTTGGTTTTTTAACTTCTTGAATATCCATTATTAATATACTATATATTACATTAATAAATTTAATTTTTAATTTTTAATTTTTAATTTCGTTTAAAAGCACCCTTTTTATACTTCTTCTTTCTTGAATCTTCTTGTTCTTTCAAATATTCCATGAAATCCGCTTCATCTGGATTAACATTATATGTTATCCCTTGTCCAACCATAAAATCATTACGGGAATCATTAAATTTAATTTGTCTTTTTCTTTGTTGGGGTTTTCTAGAACTTCCATATCGTCCATTTCCTTGGACAATTTCATCATCACTATCAATATCTTCATATTCATCGCTATCTTCTTCACTATCAATATCTTCATATTCATCGCTATCTTCTTTACTTTCTTTATCGTTATCTTCTTTACTTTCTTTATCGTTATCATTTTTTTCTGATGGCATTTCTATCAAACTAGATATATTACCATATTCGCGCCCATCCATATCATCAAAATCATTAACTTGGATCGGAGCATAAATATTTGGTTTATTAATATATGCTTGTCTCAGATCGTTCATTTCTTGCGTAGTTAAAGAACGTCCCAATTCTTCCTCTCTTGCTTCGATTCTTTTTTCTATTATTATAATATTTTGATGTCTTAATTCTGCCAATTCTTTTGGTGTTAATGTTCTTTGCAATTCTGCTTGTTTTTTTTCCACTTGTTTATTAAATGTTTGTACATCAATTCCTCTGTTTGTTAAAATATTATTATTCGATAAATGTTGTAAAATTCTCTTATCAGTGTTGCTGTAAGAAGAGACAATATTTTGATATTCTAAATTAATATCTCCTGGTGTAAGTGTTTTATATTCAGTTGCTGATAATCTTTTTTTAATAAGTGAAACGATGGA